CAGCGTTTACAAAATGCAGGGTGCCAAACGCGAGACGTATCGGGGCAGAGCTTTTATACAGCTTGCTCAGACTTTCACGATGCCCTAGTTAATGACCGCCTAAGGCATAGCGGGCAGGATTTATTGATACAACAAATGGCCAACTGTGCAGCTAAAATAACACCCGATGCCTGGCGTATTGTGCGCCGTAAATCGGCTGGCCCTGTGGATATTCCAATCGGCTTAGCTATGGTTATTCATATCCTGGCGCAGCCTGTATCTGAGGCTAAAGTATACGTTTAGACACGCCGAGGGTGTGGATAACGTAATACCTGTGGATAACCTATAATCCGCCTTATGGGTCTATTGCAAACTTTTGGGTTATCTAAAAAAGATGTTACCGCCCAGTTAGCCCCTGCCGTTATGTCACAAGGTTACGGCGCTGGCGTTTATAGTTACGGTGGCCTTTATGCGACTGGCAACGGTGCCCCGTTTATGGATCGCTTTACAGCTTTGCAAGTACCAGCTGTTGCACGATGCCGTAATTTAATTGCAGGCGTTATATCAAGTATTGATTTAGAGCTATACAAAAAATCTACAGGTGCAAAAATGGAAAGCCCACTATGGCTTGACCAACCCGATATGCGCCAGCCACGTAGCGTAACTATTGCTTATACCGTTGACTCACTTTTATTTTATGGCGTTGCATATTGGCGCGTTACAAGTTTGTACGCCGATGACGGGCGCCCTAGCGGCTTTGAGTGGGTAGCTAATACTCGCGTAACTGTTACAACTAACAAGTATGGCGATGAGGTTGAGTATTATTCAGTTAATGGTGAGCGCGCACCTATGGCGGGTATTGGATCGTTAGTTACTTTTCAATCTTTGCTACCTGGCGTATTAGAGACAGGCGCCCGCACAATACAAAGCGCAATAGATATACAAAAAGCTGCAGCTGTTGCAGCTGCTACACCTATGCCAACTGGATTTATTAAAAATAGCGGTGCAGATTTACCTGAGGCACAGATTAGCGGTTTGTTAGCTGCGTGGAAGGCTGCACGTGCATCACGTAGTACAGCATATTTAACTAGCACTTTAGATTATCAGCAGGTTGGCTTTAGCCCTAAAGATATGACCTACACGGAAAGCAGCCAGTACTTAGCGACTGAAACAGCCCGTTTAATGAACGTACCTGCATATTACATAAGTGCAGATATGAATAACTCTATGACTTACCAAAATATCTTGGACGGGCGCAAAGAGTTTGTAGCATATTCATTACAACCATTTATTAGCGCTATTGAAAACCGTTTATCTATGGATGATATTACGGCGCACGGTAACGTAGTGCGCTTTGCGTTAGATGAAACTTTCTTACGTGCCGATACTGCAGCGCGTTTAGATGCAATAGAGAAGATGCTTAACCTGGGCTTAATTGATTTAGAGCAAGCGCAAAGTATGGAACAACTAAGCCCAATGGGCCTTAATGAAGGGAACGGCACTAATGATCTTAACGTTTAGTGGCAATATCGAGGCAGTAGATAGCGGTGAGCGCCGTACTATCTCAGGCAAAATTGCACCATACGGTGAAATTGGCTACACAAGCGCGGGCAAAGTAGTTTTTGCTGAGGGTTCAATTAGCGCACCTGAGCCAAGCCGAGTAAAGCTTTTAATGTCGCACGATAACTCAAAGCCCGTTGGACGTATGCAAAGTATTACCTCTGCTAAAGACGGTCTATATGCAAGTTTTAAGGTAAGTGCATCCTCACGTGGATCAGATGCGATTTTGCTAGCCCAGGAGCAACTAATGGACGGCTTATCCGTTGGTGTGGAAGTTACCGCATCAAAGCCCCAAAAGGATTATCTCCTGGTCACCGCTGCCACCTTACGCGAGGTGTCACTCGTTGAGAGCGCTGCTTTTGCTAGCGCTGCGGTGCAAAAAATTGCCGCAGCTGCAGGCGATATGCCAGTAACGCCAATAGAAGCTGCAGAGTCCACAAGTACAAAGATTACGACAACTAACACCGTAATAAATACAACCACAACCGAAACCGAAACCGAAACCGAAAGCGAGGCCGCTGTGACTACAGCCCCCGATCAATCCGCACCTGAGGCAGTAGATGCCACAGAGCAGGCTGCACCTACAGTAGAGGCAGCTCGTAAAATCATCCTACCAAGCGCACTTAACTCTCAGCGCGTACGTACACCTATTGTAAATATGGGTGCATACACAGAGCACAAAATTAAGGCCGCACTAGGCGATGAAGATTCCAAGCTATATGTAACAGCTGCCGATGATTCATTTGCAACTAACCCAGCATTTAACCCAACACAATACCTAACTGAGTTTGTTACTAATACTCGTTTTGGTACACCAACTATTGATGCTTGTTCACAAGGCACACTACCCGATACTGGTATGACGATTTCTGTACCTTCACTCGTTACATCTGCAGGCGGCGGTACAGGTGTTGCACCTGTTGTAACTGTTGAGGCTGAAGCTGGCGCAGTACAAAATACAGGTATGGAAACTGCCTATCTTACAGGAACAGTATCTAAGTACTCAGGTATGAATACGCTCAGCATTGAGCTTCTTTCGAGGGCTGGATATCCTGGTTTTTATGAAGAACTTACTAACCAGCTACAAAATGCTTATTTAACAGCCATTGATACAGCTGCAAACGTAGCTTTAATGGCTGCAGGTAACGCAGCAACAGCAACCACAGCCGATAGCGCTGGAATTATTGCGTTTTCATCTGAGGCCGCAGCAGCCGTGTATAAAAACACAGGTTACTTTGCACAAAATTATGTTGGAAACTCAGCACAGTACCAAGCGCTATTAGGTGCAACAGATACAACTGGGCGGCCAATTTATAATGCAATCCAACCAATGAACGCAGCTGGACAGGTTGCACCTTCATCTATTCGTGGCAACGTACTAGGCCTTGATCTATACGTAGATAAGAACTTTGCTGCAACTACATTTGATGATAACTCAGCTGTAATTCTTGCACCTGAGGCATTTACTGTTTACCGCAGCCCACAGGCATTTATGTCTGTAAACGTGGTATCTAACCTTCAAGTACAGGTTGCTATTTATGGCTTTATGGCAACTATTGCAAAGATGCCATACGGCATTATTAAGTACCAAAAAGCATAACAACAACACCCACTAATAGTTTGGTAGGTCTCTTAGCCCTTTGAGACCTACCAAACCTAAGTAAGATAGGAGTACAAAAATGCCAGCCACGTATGTAACAGCTGCTACCTTGAAGGCTAGCCTGGGCGTTGGCACTTTGTACGATTCTTATACCTGGATAGAGGACACCTGCCAAGCCGCACAAGATCTAATTAACGGCTTTTTGTGGTTTGATAACGCGCCCGTAGTAGGTACCGCGTTGGTGTCTAATGTCGCTACCGTTATGGTTGCCAACCCTGGCATCTTTACTACGGGCCAATCAGTAACTATTGCTGGGGCTGGTTCAACCTTTAACGGTACTTACACAATTACGGGCACAATTCCTTTTAGCACAGGAACGGCTAATATCCTGCCAGCGTTTAATATGCAACTTAACTATTGGCAATTCCCACAAGGCTATAGTTTTATCCAATATGCCAAAACTGCAGCTGACCAAAACTTTAGGCGCGTATTGCCTTATGGCACTATGACAGGTGACGATACAAAAACCGCTACCTACGCCAACACCCCAGCTATTAACGCTGCAGCTTTAATGCTAGCTGAAAATATATGGACATCTAGATTCAGTACTCAAAACGGTGGCACTAGCGTGGACGGCTATAGCCCTAGCCCGTTTAAAATGTCAAACACACTTATGGCATCTGTGCGTGGCCTCTTAGCCCCGTATCTTTCACCCGCGGCTATGGTGGGATAAAATGCCAGCGCCTATAACTACGTTGCGTACAACTATTGCAGCGGCTTTAGCAGATGCTACTTATTCTACGTTTGCCTTTCCACCTGCCACAATGGTAGCCAACAGCGTAATTGTGGCACCCGCTGATCCATACCTGACACCTAGCAATAACAGCCAGGCAGGCATATCGCCTTTAGCAAACTTTAAGATTATTGTAACTATTCCTATGTTTGACAATGAGGGCAACCTACAAGGTATAGAGACAACTTTTTGCACAGTATTTAATAAGTTAGCTGCTAGCGCAATCGTATTTAACGTTACAGCCGTATCTGCGCCTAGCGTATTAAGTGTAGCTAGCGGTGACCTGCTAACAGTAGATTTACAAATATCCGTACTAACGAGCTGGAGCTAAAATGGCACTTACAGATGAGGATAAAGCGTTTTTAATCAAGATAGGCCAAGTAGTGCCTGCCGAGATTAAAGTTACAAAACCAACTAAAGAGACAACCACAGAAAAGGACGAGGCATAAGTTATGGCTATATTTTTATCTAACGGGGTCGTGGTCACACTTAACAGCGTTGACCTATCTGACCACGTAACAAGCGCAACAATTAACCGCAGTTTTGACGAGCTAGAAGTTACAGCTATGGGCGATACAGCTCACAAGTTTGTTAAGGGCCTAGAGGCTAGCACTATTACTCTAGACTTTCTTAACGATACTGCTACAAGCGAAGTACTACAGACTTTGCAAGCTGCCTGGGGTACTACCGTGCCACTAACACTAAAGCAGACAAGCTCAGCAATTTCAGCTACAAACCCTGAGTATCAAACTACCGTACTCGTTAATAACACTACAGATATTAACGGTGCAGTAGGCGACATCTCTACACAATCCATTACCTTTACCTGCAACAGCGCAATCGTTGTAGATACAACCGTATAACCAACTAAGAAAAGGGGCTGACACAATGGCAAAACTTAAGATAACAAGGGCTGACGGCAGCGTATCGGATCATCAAATTACGCCACGTATTGAGTATGCCTTTGAGTTATATGCAAAAGCTGGGTTCCACAAGGTCTTTAGGGATCTTGAGCGACAGACAGATGTGTACTGGCTAGCCTGGGAGTGTTTACGCACAAGCGGGCAAACCGTACCGATGTTTGGGCCAGAGTTTTTAGATACCTTAGCTAAGGTTGAGGTACTAGATGATGACCCTTTGGGGTAGTGGGGCGCGGTAATTTTGGTTACCTCATAGCGCAGCTAGCCGTAGAAACGGGTATTGCGCCCCAGTACTTACTAGATCTAGATGCAGATATGTTTAGGAATATGCTTAAGGTTATAAACGATAAAGCTAAGGAGCAGCAAAATGCCAGTAGAGGTAAGAGGCGCCCTTGAGCTACGCAAAGCTATTAAAAAGTTTAGCCCCGATCTAGCAAAAGAGACACGTAAAGAATTAGCAAGCTTGTTAGCACCTATTGTTAAAAATGCTAGAGGTTTTGTGCCTAATACTTCGCCTTTATCGGGCTGGGGTAAAGCCCCTACAAGTACGGGCAGATTTCCAATATGGGATACACGTGCAGCTAAAGGCGGCATAGGTTATAAGACTTCACCGTCTAAACCTAATAATCAAGGTTTTAGGGCCGTAGCTCGTATTGTGAACGCTAGCGCTGCAGGTGCGATTTATGAGACAGCGGGCCGCGCTAACCCACAGGGCAGAGAGCAGGCAGGCCTAAAACGTGTTGTTTATCCTGGTCACGCAGATTTTGGCAAAATGGTGCGCTCAGGTACTAAAAGCCAGGGCCGTAGCGCTAACCCACAGGCAGGGCAGCAATTCGTAGAAGCTATAAACGCTAACGGGCAGATAGTAGATGCTAATAACCAAACTGGCGCAGGGCGCCGTAGCCGTAAAATGAAAGGCCGCGCTATTTTTAGAGCCTGGGCTAATGACGGTGGCAAAACTAATGCAGCTGTATTAAAGGCTATAGAAAACTCAAAGATTAAGTTTTACAATGCTATGGGGGTTAAGTAATGGCTATTGATCCGTCCGTAGTAATAAATATAGCCGCCGAGTACACAGGCAAAAAGGCTTTTAGCAAGGCAGAGACAGCTACCAAGTCACTCACTAAAAGCGTTAAAGGTTTAGCTGGCGCGTTTGGTATTGCTTTTGGCGCTAGAGGTGCGATGCAGGCCGTTAAGGCTTTTGCAGCCGATGACAAGGCCGCTAAGGTACTAAGCAAAACCCTTAATAACTTAGGGCTAGCCTTTGCTGACCCAGCTGTTAAAAAGTTTATAGGTGACTTAGAGCGCCAGTACGGTGTACTCGATGACAAGCTACGCCCTGCCTATCAGATGTTACTGACCAGTACGGGCGATTATCTTAAATCACAAGATTTACTACGCACAAGCCTAGACCTTAGCGCTATGAGTGGCGTTGACGTAGTCAGCGTGGCAGCCGATTTATCAAAGGCATATGCAGGTAATACTCGTGGCTTACTGAAATACCAGCTAGGCCTAACTAAAGCAGAGCTAGCAGCTATGAACTTTGAGGAGATTTTAGCTCAGGTAGCTAAGGTAAGTAGTGGCCAGGCGCAACTAGCTGCAGACTCTTACGCAGGATCGTTAGACAAGCTAACCGTAGCGGGTGCAAACGTAGCTGAGACACTAGGCAAAGATTTAGTAGATGCCCTTGCAATTCTAGGCGGTGAAGGTGGCCTGCCTAAAACGCTTAGCCTTATAGAGTCTATTGCTGGCGCTATAGGTACGGCCATTATTGGCTTTAGCCGTTTTATACGCGTGTTAGATGTTGTAACTGGTAGCGGTGCCTTTAATATGCTTGGCGATCTTAATAAAGCTTTTGCACAGTTTGAGGCCCAAGATAAAGCCAGGGCTGCAAGTAAGTTTGCTGGCACAGGTATGGCTACTTCATACCAGGGCAAAAAGGCACAAGATGCGCAAGCCCTTGCTGCAGCTAAAAAGATTACTACAGAGACTAAGAAAACAGCAGCAGCGGCACTAGCTACAGCCAATGCTAAAAAACTAGCTTTAGCTATAGACAAGGCAAACCTAGCTTTAGCTAAAGGCGCAGATGTTTTTGATTTAGATAAAATCCAACTTAACGCGGCTTTGATTGGTCAGGCTGAGGCGCTAGGCAAAGCCACTACAGGCTCACAACTATTAGCTATAGCCAATGACATACAGCGCCTAAGGGTAAAACAAGATATAAACGCCCTAGAAGATGCAATAGCCTCAAAGGATACGGCATCTATAGAAAAGGCTACAACTAAACTAAACAAAGATTTAGCAATACTAGGCACTTTGCAAAAGCAAGATGCAACCTTACTAAGTATAAGTAATATCTTAAATAGTCTTAAGCCTAAGGATCTAATTAACCTGGAAAACCTCAACCAAGCGGCAGCTTTATTATCTGCTATGACTGGCCTTAAAATTAACGCGCAGGCTGTATCCGCTGCCGCGGGTGGCGTTAGCGTTGCTGGCGCTACGGCTGCATCCGTTGCTGGCCTTAGCCTTAATATGCCAGTAGCGGGAACAGACTTTAACCCTAACCAGCAAAGAGATCGTAATTACACTAATAACGTAATTAACGTGACCGCAGGGGTAATAGGCGATGAAAATATAATCGTAGATGCCGTGCAAAATGCCCTTAATGAGATAGCCCGCCGCGGCTATTTAACTACCTATGCAGGGGCTATAGCAGTATGACTTTGCCAGTAGTAAACGCTGTTATTAACTTTTCTACGGGCCCTGCCTTTGCTCAGGCTATGATTTTAGATACGGGCATATTAGACACAAACGTATTAGCCGATGCTACAGCCGTTATTGTGGACGTATCTAACGTAGTGGACAGCATCCAAACTATTAGAGGCCGTAACGCTCAGGCTGACCAATTCCAAACGGGCACCCTATCGCTGCGTATTGTTGACCAAAATGGAGATTTTAACCCACAAAACCCAGCCAGCCCGTATTACAACTTATTAACGCCTATGCGTAAAGTACAGATTACGGCTACATACGGCGCTGTTACTTATCCTATCTTTTCAGGCTTTATTACTAGCTATACAACTACTACGCCTAAAAATGCTAATGACGTGGTTTATACCACCATACAGGCGGTAGATGCTTTTAGGCTTGCACAAAATGCACAGATCAGTACCGTAGCTGGCACCTCAGCGGGGCAGCTTAGCGGTGCAAGAATTAACGCCCTATTAGATGCTATTGCCTGGCCTAACTCTATGCGTGACGTAGATGCAGGCCTAACCACTATGCAGGCAGACCCAGGCACAGCCCGCACAAGCCTTGCAGCTATGCAAACGGTAGAGACCAGCGAGTACGGGGCCTTGTATGTAGATGCAGCCGGCTCGTTTGTCTTTCAAGATCGTAACGTAACGGCTGGCAGTACAGGGGCTACGCCTACAGTATTTAACGATAACGGTACAGATATTGGTTACTTCAATGCGGTGTGGCGTCTTGACGATACGCTAGTTTACAACTCAGCCAGCGTTACCCGCACAGGTGGCACAGCCCAAGTAGCTATAAATCAAGCCAGCATAGATAAGTACTTTGTGCATAGTTACAACCAACAAAACCTGCTAATGCAAACCGATGCCGTGGCCCTGGACTATGCACAAGCATACGTAGCATCTAGAGCTGAGACCTCTATACGATGCGATGCTATACAGCTAGACCTTTATACCGATAATTACAATACGGGCATAATTGCAGCGCTAGCCCTAGATTATTTTGACCCCATAACTATTACAACTAACCAACCTGGGGGCTCAACCCTTACTAAGACTTTGCAGGTGTTTGGCGTAGCTCAGAGCATTACGCCTAATAGCTGGAAAACAACACTCACCACTTTAGAGCCAATTATTGACGGCTTTATATTAGACTCAGCTATATACGGTTTGCTTGACAGCGGCGTATTAAGTTATTAAGGAGATAAGACTATGGCCAAGCAGACCTTTACAACGGGGCAGGTATTAACAGCTGCGCAAATGACATCTTTACAGCAAACGGCTATGGGTGGTGGATCTACAACAGCTAAGACCGCAAGCTATACGCTAGTAGCAGCCGATGCTGGCACAGTAGTACAGATGAATAGCGCAAGCGCTACTACAATTACGGTAAATACAGCACTTTTTGCAGCAGGCGATACCGTACAGATTCAGAATATTGGTGCGGGAGTTTGTACCGTTACCGCAGGAACGGCAACAGTAAACACGGCTGGATCCCTAGCTTTAAGCCAATGGGAAGGCGGCACGCTTTACTTTACAAGCACAAGCGCATCCATATTCTTTGATCTTGTTCAAGCTAGTGGCAGCACACCCGCATTAACTAAGGTACAAACATCTACTTTAAGCGCTGTGGCCAATACAGGCACTACTTTTGACGGCGTATTCACTAGCACATATAAGAAATATATTGTCGTTTTTGATGGAATGTACGCTTCAGGTAGTAACACACCGCTACTATGGCAATTTAGAATCTCAGGAACAACAAGATCATCAGGCTATTACGGTTCATACAACGTAGTGCCTTACAATGGATCACTTACCACTACGGGCACAAATAATGGCTCAAGCTGCCAAATTGTTGCTCTGCAAAACTCTACGGGGCTAACGGGCTTGACACTCAATGTTCGAGGCGTTGGTAATTCAACTCAACAAGGTCAGATTTATGGTGTTGGTACTGAACAGGTTTCGCTTGGCCCAATATGGGAAAGTTACGAAAACAACACAGGAGCAATTAATACTGGCTTTATTCTTTCTGTTGCCTCAGGCACTTTAACAGGCACAGTAACCGTATATGGATTGGAAAACTAAATGACAAAAAATGAAAAGATAGCCGCGCTTAAAAAAGAGTTTCCAACTCTTAAAGTAGGTAGCGATGAGACAGGCTATACAGAAATGGATACAGCCGAATATGAGGCAACTATCTCTGAGTGGGCCGATGTCGAATTAGCAAAGGATGCTAAAGCCGAGGCAGATAAAGCAGAAATCGCAGCTAAAGAGTCAGCCCAGGCAAAACTGGCAGCACTCGGTTTAACTGCCGATGAGTTAAAGGCACTAGGGATTTAATGCAAACTAGCTATAACGGCTGGCCAGCATCTAAAGATCAGGCCGAGATAGGCATAAAAGCCTACAAGGTAGAGGGCACAAGCCTTAAACTGCGTTGCGCTGAAAAGGTAGCGCCGTTGCTTATTAACTTTGCTAAAGAGTTTAACGAGCTAATAGAGCCTATAGAGGGCGGGGCGCTAGACGATTGGGGCTTTGCTTACAGAGATGTAAGAGGAGTGCCAGGTAAACTTAGCAACCATAGCAGCGGTACAGCTATAGACCTTAACGCTACAAAGCATCCTTTAGGCAAAGTAGGCACTTTTGAGGCTAGTAAGGTACCAATGATTAGAGCTTTAGCTAAAAAGTATGGCCTTACCTGGGGCGGGGATTGGGCTAGAAAAGATGAAATGCACTTTGAGATAGCACTAAGCCCTGAAAAGGTCACGGCTTTAATTAGAAAATTAGGAATAGATAATGCCAACTAGCGCACAGGTAACAGTAACTACAACAGCTACACTATTGGTAGATTCATCTATTTTTAATCAAACCGTATGGATTCATAACTCAGGTGGTGCGCTTTATATTGGCGCTAGCAACGTGACTACAGCAAACGGCTACAAGCTAGACACGGATGATAAAATGCAGTTACCAGTAGGCGATTATGAGGGCCTATATGGCATTGTTGCATCAGGCACTAGCACCGTTTTTGTACTCAAACAAATCAACTAAGGGGCATTGAAGGAGCAATAAAATGCAAGAGCAACTAAAGGCTGCGGCCTTGTCCTACTTACGTGCAGCTCTATCGTGCGTGGGTGCGCTGTATCTCAGCGGAATTACAGACCCTAAAATACTAGCTAATGCTTTTTTAGCTGGGCTAATTGGGCCAGTACTAAAGGCACTAGCACCTAATGAAAAGCAACTCGGGATAGGCGCTAAGTAGATGTCACAAGCCCAGGCATATGTAGCTATGGCGTTGGGGATCGCCACGCTAGGGGGCCTTATGGCTGGGCTTGTACGCCACCTTGTTAAGTACTACCTATCTGAGCTAAAGCCTGACGGTAACGGCGGGCATAACCTTGTAGGGCGCGTTGAACGTATTGAGGCCCGCGTTGATCGCATATATGAGATGCTCTTAGAGGACAGGCTATCTAAATAAAGCGTGTCGCGTTGCCTTTTGTCGGTGGGAGGGTTCATACTTTAACCACACGCTGAGAGGGCTACTCGGTTAGTAGCTTTATCGGCCTTAACAAAGGGCGAAAGATGAACAGTTTAGATCTAATGGTAGTAGGTATGCTGTGTTTATTCGTAGGTTTATTTATCTACGCAGCTTATGAAATGGGCTACAAAGTAGGCCTGGGTGAAGGTTACCTACGTGGCCGTAATATCGCTAAGGCGCTAAAAGAAGCTGAGGCAAAGCGATGAGTAATTTTCTAGAGGGTTACGAAGATGTTAACGCCAGGATTATTAGGGCGCGTGCAGAGTATCCCACGCTACGTTTAGTAGCATATATCGAGGATATAGACATAACAAAAGGTTATATTTTGGTTAAAGCTGAGGCCTATAAAGAGTATGAAGATCACGTACCTAGCGCTGTTGACTATGCTTTTGAGATGCGTTCAGACCGTGGCGTTAATCTGCACTTTTGGGTAGAAAACGCAGTAACGAGCGCTTACGGCAGAGTGATAGGCCTGCTCACACCTGGCGGTATTGCACGCAGTACAAAGCAGGATATGGAAAAGGTAGAGGCGCTTAGCACTAGAGACGTAGCACCTGTAAGTGAAGATTTATGGGCTACAACACCAACCATAGCTGCAGGTATTGAGGCAGTTAAAAACGAGTTAGGTGGCATCTACCTACAGGGCAAACCTGAGTGCAAACACGGGGCACGCGTTTGGAAAACTGGTACCGCTAAGACAGGGCGCGAGTGGGGCAATTACAGCTGTATCGAAAAGAGCAAGGCCACACAATGTGAGCCAGTTTGGTATATGCAGACATCTACAGGTTGGGCGCCACAGGTATGAGCGATCAATACGAGCTAATAAACCTACAGGCTATGACAGGCAAACTCTTTATAAACGGTGAGCTAGCAGCTGAGTACAAAGTAGAACAATGCGA